GACGTTGTGACCGGTGTTCAGCGCTTTGAACTGCCTCGCCCGGAGGCTCAGTTGATGGTGGTGCAGTCGGCGGGTAAGCCTAGGCCTCTCACTAAGTTCTCTTCTGAGAGTTTAGTTTTGAAGCCCCTCCACAAGTCCATTTATAATCGCTTATCGCGGTTTAGATGGCTTTGTAGAGGTGATCTTGATGATCGGAAGCTTTCCCGGGCCGGCTTTTCGGCGAAGGAGGGGGAAACTCTTGTGTCGGGAGACTACAAGGGTGCGACGGACAATCTTCCGATTGAGGTGGCCGAGGCCATCTTATCGGAGTTGTTGAAGAACGCTATTTGCGTTCCTCAGGATGTTCGGGCTTATGCCATGCTCATCCTCCGTCCACTCGTGTGGAACCTCGAAGAGGGTTTGTCATTCGTCCCTTCTGTGGGCCAGATGATGGGCAGTTATCTTTCTTTCCCTTTACTCTGTCTTCAGAATTACACCGCTTTTTCCTGGGCGGCTCGTTCTGAAGGCATTAAAGTGAGTGAGATTCCTTTGCTCATTAATGGCGACGATATCCTTTATCAGTCGAAACCTAGTTTCGCGCCGGTTTGGATGTCGGTGGTTTCACAGTTAGGACTGGAGGTGGAGCGTACGAAGACGTCTGTTGACCCAAGTTTCGGTTCTCTGAACTCGACTCTTGTTCGGTGGGTAGGAGTTAACCTTCGGGTTATTCCTACTTTCCGTTTTGGTATGTTCAGACGTGCGGACGACGTTTCCTCCTTGCCAGACACTTTCCGTTCCTTTTTGCGGGGGCGGAAGAGTTCGTTGCGGTTCAAAGCCGCTCGCGAATTCTTCCGCTGGCACCTGCCGGTTCTGCGGTCAACTAGATTGACTCTTCCAGAACTGGGTTTCAGGGGCCTTCTCGCTTGGAGGATGGGGGTGTTGTTTGACTTCCCCGTTCACCGTTCAGCTTTTTCCGTTCCGCGTCTTCCGAAGAAACATAACGTCATCTTTTCATCCGAAAAGGTGACGTTTGTTTCGGAGGCGACGTTGAGCGCTGAGCTGAAAGAAATGAACGGCCGAGAGATGGCGGCGTGGAAGTTTGGGGTTAGTTGGCGGTGCGTCGAGTCTGAATATACTTCGCAGTGTATTCGTCGATGCATGGCCCTCTCTGCGATTCGTGGTTCGTCCGGACCATGTTTTAAGGAGCTTCTGGCACCAGGCTTCGGCGTCCGTGTTTCGCCGCTATCGCGGCGGGAGTGGCAGGATGAATTCCTGGCACAAAAAGAGTGTCGGGAGGAGTCGTATCCTCTGTTTTCGGACATTCTCTGCCTGCAGAGATTGGAAGATTATGATGAGGGTCCTCCTCCACCTTACGCTGATGTCTGCCTAGAGGCTGATGTCGTCGTGGGTGAAAGCCTCCGTAAGGAGGTGAAGTAGCCTACTATCACCGAAGTTGTCGCTTGGTCCGTAAGGAACAAGGTTCAACTCACCCTCCAACCTGGTGCCTTGCGCGCGTCCCGGGTCCCATGGACGGCCGGACGGGTGCTCCAGGCAGTGACGGCCCATGGCGCAAGCCATGTAAGTAGTTGCGAGGTGCGGGAACGCATCGACCCATGCGACAAGTCGCTTGGGTTTAGCGGAGCGCAACACACTACTCGACTCTCGCCGAAAGCGGGGGCGACCTTGATCGGTCAGGTGTGTTGGTCACCAAGTATGGGATTGTCCTCGCGGATAATCAGCTTAGCAGCCGTTAGGCAAGTGCCCAAACGCAAAAGAGGGTGGGGGAAATGGCCGGGTTAACCCGTGAGGGGCTACAAAGCTTCGAGCGGCAGCCGGAAAGAAGGACGTAGGGCGTGTTGTAGGACACCCTGAACCTTTGTGGCAGTGAC